TTATTAGACTGTTCTAACGCAGGATATAAGTTTAAGCGTTTACAACGTACGGTTAGAAACATTAAGACGTTTCTAAACCACATGGCTAAAGAAGGTAAAAAGCCATGCCTGGATATGCTTAAATTTAAGATTGAAGATGTTGAAGCGATTGTCCCAGCAGATTATGAGCAGCGCTTTGAGAAAGAAACCCAGGTCATTGATGAAACATCTGTAGGCGATATGCTTACAAAATTAAATGCAAATAAAGATGAGGATTTTAAATCAGCATTAACTTTTGCAATATTTGTAATGATGTTTTTATTTGGCTTGAGACGCTCAGAAATTAAAGGTCTAAAACCGCAGCATATAAATATTGATGAAGGCTATGTATCTATTAAAGGTATTTATATTAATGGTGAAGGTGGATATTTAAGACGTACTAAAAACAGAGGCAGTTTCAGAGATATTGATATTGATGAAAAGTCTGCTGCATTTTTTAAATGGTGGTTTTCAGTATTAAAAAAATATCGACCTCATACACTATGGTTATTTCCAACAATCAAAAATACTGGAGCACCTATTTCAGATAAAGGTCTTTCTAATATTTTATGGTCCACTTATGCTGCTAATGGTTTAGCAAAGATTGAGTGGAAATCTGGTCATGTCATAGTGATTGATAGTCCATTTAAAGGCGCTCCGATGAAAACTTGGAGACATCGATTGGCTACTTTGTTGGTTGATAATATGGCTTTCGATAAAAACTTAACAACAAATTTTGTAAAAGCTAGAATTGGCCATACAAAGTTTACAACTACTCAAGATATTTACGGTAATCATAATCGTAAAGCTACTGCTGCAACCACTGCATCAGTTGCAAAACTTATTGGAACTTCGAAAATTCTCTAGGTACTAATACTCATGGAAGCCTTGGATTGTTAAAATCTGAGGCTCTCAGGAGTTATTTATTGTGAGCCAAAGCGCAATTATGAAAATTCCAATCCATAAAGCAGGAGGCGCACCGAAATATTCTTTTTCTTTTTTCTTTTTAGATTTCCTTTTTTTCATCAGATAAAATTTTATCAGAATAGGTATAATTGAACAATGCTTTATCAGGCACTAAATGTCCTCGAGCTTCCATATTATCTCCACCTTTAACTAATGGAAAATCTTTAATAATTTTTTTTAATAAATCTGTTTTAATCATTATCCAAATCTCACATTCTCTGTCTGGGTGATATAAACCAATAGCATACATTTTGCTTTCAGTTCTCATTATGCCAGATGGTTTTTCAGCATCTTCTACTTCAATAAAAACATTTCCTGTTTTATGCCAAAGTCTGTCTGTTTTAATTTCAATTTTACCAGAGACATCTTCATAGAATTTATCTTCCTTTTCTAAACCCCAGGCTAAATCTTTATCAAATCCTGGTCGTGCTTTACCCATTTGATGCTACAGCTCCATCTTCTGTAGCACATCAAGACCAGCATACGATGATGAAGCCAGTGCAACAACTGGTCTTAGATTATTAGAAAGGAAAGTTGCCTGGCGACTTGGAGAAGTAAGCATTATTTGTTTTGCTCCTTCAATCTCTGAATTATTTTTTTTAAATTATCGTTCTCTTCAGTTAAACGCTCTTCTTGCTCAGAAATTACGTCTCGCTCTTTTGTAATTTCGTCTAACTGCTCTGTTAGAACAACAATATTATGAAACAAAGCTGATTTAGTTACGTGCTTTAATTCATCTTCTTTATCTAAAATTATTGTAACATCGAAAAATTTATTATCTTTGCTGTTAAAAAAATCTTTATTCGTCATGGTCTTGTATTACCTCCAATGTATCTTTTTCTGTTAAATCATATTTTGTGTGTGGTTCTTCCAACTCAGTGATTTCTACTTTTGTATCTTTTGCTGCTTGTTTTAAATGGTCCTTTGCCTCTTCAATTACCAAACTTAAATTTGGATAATTTTGAGGATACACTCCGTATAAATAAAGCTCATCAAGACCAGTAATAGCTCGGCCCAAACCTTTTAATCTTTTTTGTAGCCTGGTGATTTTATTATCAAATTCAATCATTTTTAATTGCGTCCTTTAATTTGTAAGTTACGTGATGAACTCTAAAATCTTTTACTGTTGCAGTTGTTGCTTCAGCAGTTTCTCCTTCTTGAGCTGCTTCTTCATTAATAAATTCCTCTTCAACTTTAACGACTGCTTCACCAAAAGATGTTTTAATTATCCTTGCCATTTTTTAATCCCTCCAAAAAATCATCACGTTTAAGTTGTTCATCAACTGATTTGTAGTAGTCCAGGCTATCCATAAAATCTTTTGCTTTTACCATTCCATGATTCAAAACTTTACATTCTGCCATCGCCAGATGCTTTGGCTGCAAGTCTGGGTCTGCAAGCTCATTCATTCTAATATTAAATAATCTGCAAAACTGTGCTGCTCTAAATAAACTTAATTGGTTACTACCGTTTTCATATTTAAAGATTTGCTGCCACCTAACACCAATATGATTAGCAACATCATTCATAGACATTTTGTTTTTGTGTCTAAGAAATTTTAGATTTACTCCAACAACTGCATTAAATGATTTTTGTTCTATTGAATGTGACTTACCCATTATTTGCCTCCTTAAACTGCTGTAATTGTTGCAACATTTGTTCTTTGTTAAGCTCACGACTATTTTCAATCGTTGTGTAAAAACACTTATCAGGCATTGCCTGGTAAAAAGAACTGAAGCCAATATAGAATTGGAGCTGTCCTTTATATTTTTTAATGTACCAGTTGCTGTCGTTTAATTTTTGCCAAGGTCCAGTTTTTGGATTGCAAAAATCTTTTGTGTGTAATGAATTATAACTTCTTCTTACTCGCATATAAAATCCTCCTCTAATGTTTGTTTGAGTATTTGATTTGCTAATAATGAAATTAGCTTTGACGCTACGTCAGGTGAGAAACTTATTGTTTCTCCAAAATCTGCTAAAACTTCCAGTTCTTGTTTTTGTAATGTGACTGCCTCCCAGTGTGGCATTTGTAAAATTGCTTCTACGGTATTCGTACAAATTTGTATGAGCATCTGTTGCTTTTTGACTTGCTTATTTTTTACTCCTGGAAAATTAATTATCTCCGCCATTTACATATTCCTCATAAAGTTCTGCACACCACTCATCTTTTTCAAAAGTATCGTAATGAGAAAGTTCCAATGAAAGTTTAAAAGTTTTGTAGTCCATTGGTTTTTCATTATTCAATTTCCAATTTCGAACAGTCTTCACGATGTATTTGTTCTGCGATTTTGCCATACTGCATTAAGTCCAGGTAACTATCTTGTTTGTATTGATGATTTGCTCTAACCAGTTTGGCAGCTGCGTACAGCAGCGCCACCTGGTGAGGTCTTATTTTTTTATCTAAAAGGACAGACCAAACATCTGCAATTTTTTGCATAGCTACAGATGCTGGTCCATATTCCTTTTGCTTCTCAGCTTCTATTTCAGATAACAGCTTATTTATTATTTCTTGCGTCATTCTGATATTGCTCAAAACCTTTAGTAATAAAAAACTCGACCGTCTTCGACATACTAATCGGCAACTCAAATTTTTTACCTGCAAGCTGCTCAAGCATCTTGTAAGTTTTTATATTGATAGCGACCGATTTATATTTTGAAGCGTCCATAATTTACGCCTCCAACTCGTCAAGCGGCTCAACTCTATGCCAGTAGTAGTAAACACTGCCTTCACCGAGTTTGCTGCCAGCTTTTGCTTCAGCTTTGTAACCACCAACTCTGTATTTTTTACCGTCAATGATAATTGAACCTTTTAGGTCATAAGATGATGGATTATTTTTTGTTGGAACTGGAATTACAATTCCAAGTTCTTTTCTTTTGCTTTGGTTATCTTCCATAATTAGATAGCTCCATTGGATTTAAGTTTAGATTTAATTTCAGTGTAGCGCTCTTGAAACTTTGAATACGTCAGCGGATTTTCTTTTTTTAAAATCGCTAAGTAGCCTTTGTTTTTAGTTAGCCATTCCTGATAATTGCCAGCGTGTGATATAGCCTCTAAATCCTTTAAGAGTTGCTTCACCTTCTGGTCTTGCTGCTCGATTGCAGCTGAAACTTCTTCTGCTGATGCAATATTATTGTCTTGCAAACCACTAAATGCAAGCGCACGACCTATCGCACTAGTTTCACAGTTCTCTACAGCACTTGTTTGGTTTATTCTTGATGCTTTACGGTTTTCTTCTGCAATACCTGTTGCAATTAATCGTCCATCAATAAAAACTTTTGCTTTTACAGTTACTGTATCTGCATCTTTATCAATTATAGATGTTTGGATACTTAGCTGCGTTCCAAGATTTCTTCTTGCAACTGCAACTCTTGTTGCAACCGTAGAATAATTTTTTCCATGTATTGCAACTGTTCCTCCTTCGACTTTTTTAAAGTCGCTTATTGTATCAATGAGTAAGTCTTTGTGACCCATATTAACACTCCTATTGCTGCGATGATTACAACCCAGTCTCTGATGTCTTGTAATCTTCTGGTTTGTTCTTTTTGTTTTTGATGTTGGTCGTAAAATTCTTGCAAACGATAATCTTTCATTGCATTTACGATTTCACGTCTTATTTTAGTTTCCATAGTTCCTCCGCTAGTTTTAAATTATCTTCGCCAATATTATTCCAGGCCCATGGGTGGTCACGGTTCATATCAATACTATCAATCATGTTTGTAATGATAACGTTACGGTCAAACTCCTGGTACATTGCTAAAAGTTTTTCTCTTCGTTTAAAAATATTTAACAACTGTTGGAATAATTTTTTCATTCCTTCGACTGTCAAGTGAATACAATTATTGCTATCGAATATTCTGTAATCATTTGCATTTGCATAAAATAATTTCACTGGCACTTTGAAATCATAGTAGGCTGCATAATATGCACATTGCATTAAATGATTAAATGAAGGCAGCGTTGGAGCAGACACTTTTATAAAACTTCTGCTACCGTCCTTTTTAATTTTGCCGAGCTTGCTCCACTGAGTTTTCATCTCACAGATGACACTAGGTGAAAGAGTAGAAACACCAAAAACTGTGAGGTCGGTACGTCCAGTTAACGGCATCAAAAGTGATGTCTTTTTTTGCGTTATGGAGATTGATTGCTCGGCAACGATGGAGTTAAAAGAACCCACGCTGCCTAATATTTCCTCGATGCAAAGGAAACTGTTATTAATTACTGCTGGAAGTTCTTCCAGGTATTTAAATTTTTTATCTTGGTCTTTTACATCTTCAGCTTGATATTCATGAAATTCATTTACAGCTTCTGTAATTAAATCTTTTTTATCTCTGCCTTTTTTAAAATTTTCAAAAGCTTGTAATTTTTTATTTGGACCAATTTTATAAATAGTATCGCTGTAAAAATTTTGAACTGCTTCTCCAGCAGCAACACCTGCTTTCATTGCAGAATTTGCTGGCAGCTGTCTGCGCTGCATTTGGTCTAAAACTAAATATCTAAATACCCATGCTGCATCAATTAATGATGCTTGAGTAGGAGACCAATGAGTAATTGAAAGTTTTTTTGCGAACTCAGGAAGAATTTCATTATCTAATAATGGGTCTTCCAACACATTTTGATTTAATATTTTATTATCTGACATAACGACCAAATAATATTTGCTAGTCAGTTGCGCAATGTATTTTTGCCTGTCAGTCTAAGTATGTTAGCTTGTTAGGTTTGTTTGTCTTAGTCGGCGTTTTCGGCTTTTTCGGCTTTTTTAAAATCTAAAATGTTTGAATTTTTTGGTTCTTTTTTTCTTTTACGTTTGTATGCATAAAGAACGTTGCTATCTTGTTCGTTCCACTTATCTAAATATTCAATCGGAAACCAGCGTCTGCCTCTAAAAACAGTAAATTGAATTGGATTATAAGTTTTATCTCCATAAACATAATATTGAAAAGTAGTTCGAGGCATTTCTAAATAACTTGCAGCGTCTTTAGCATTATAACAATCCATGTTTTTTATTTTTTTTATTTTCATTTTCTTTTTTTCGCTTCTCTTAAATTTTGTAAATCATCTTCAAATTTTAAATCATCTAATTCATTATTTTTAACACCAATAAATTTGTCTAATTCTTTAATAGCTCTTTCAAGTTCTTTAACTTGTATTTTGGTTTTTACTTTTAAACGTGCCTGCTGCTCAATTAATTTTCTATTTTCTATATCTCTAATCCTTTCTTGTATTTGCTGTGCTTTTTTAAAAGCATTTATAGAATTTTTTCTTGCACCTTTTGCTACACTTAAATTTATAATTCCAACGATAGGTGATGAAAAAAATATTGAGGCATTATTTTTAATAACTAAATCTTTAAAATTTCCTTCTGCGTATGGGTCAGGATTTACAAATTTTATTTTGCCTCTTACGTTTTCATAAATACCAATGTGGTAAGTTTTAGAATGAAAATCGAAATCTGGCTCTTCTGTTTCTATACCTACAACACAAAGCTCACCCACTTTTCCTTTATTTTGTTTGCTTTCATAATAAAACAAAACCTGATTGTCTAAAAAAGAACCTGGAGAAACAACTTTTACAGCTCTTACATCTGGTCTATAAATATCTCTTGGACACTCATTAAAATTTTCTTTAGCTTGAGCTGCTACTTCACCTTGTACAAAACGAGCATCTGCGGTTATTCCATGTATAAAATCAACATGACCCCAAATTTTTACTAATGGTTTTGGAAACAAAATATCTGCTGGGTCGCAACCAAAATATTCTCCATACTGAATTGCTTGTTCTCTTGTTATATCTCTTTCGCCATTTAAGTGTTTGGTAATCATTGATGTATCTGCAAAGCCTAATTTTTTTGCAAGTTTGTTTAAATTTAAAAATTCTTCTGCTGCTTTAAATTTATCAACTAATAATGAATTAGCGTTTCTGTAATTAAAAATACCTAGGTCAATAAATTCTTTTTGTTTTTTATCTAAATTGACTTTTACATTTTTTGCTAATTTGTATTGTTGAGTGTATTTTGCAAAAACAAAATTTCCTGCATCTTTCCAATCAAAAAGTTTTTCATTGTCTGTTTTTATCTCAACAAGTTCACCGTTTTTTCTAACAGCATCAGGAATTGTTCTTCCAGCTAGTAATGTAGGTTTTCTTTTTCCATCTAATTCTTGTCTAGCATACATCACTTGCAATTTTGCTTTACTCCAATGTTCTTTAAATTTATCTAGTTGAAAAAGAGGAAGCCTTTTTACAACCTGATAATAAACTTTTTCTCTTTCTCCACCTTCTAAAATTATATTTGTGATTATTGTTTCGTCTCTATTGTTTTTGTTAAAAATTTTAACAAGAACTGATTTTTCACCCATGTAAAGTTGGTAATGAGAATAAACTAGAATTGCGCCTCTGTTTGGTGCGCTTGGCTCGTAATTAATAAAAACTTTATCTTTTTCGTATGTACGTGTTGCCAAAGTTTCTTTTGGTAAAGGTTTGTTCCTCATATTCTCGGATATATTCCTTTTTGCCTACAAGTCAATATTGCAATATTAATTTGACAATTAAGTCGAAACAGGTAATTCGCAAAAAGGTTAAATAAATGGCTAGTTTTTATATATCAGACCCCAAAGTTCTTAATTTATTAACATTAGATAATCAAGAATGGCGTATTTACAGCTATATTTGCCAACAATTTAACGCAAAAGAGCTAAAATCGTTCATTAGATTAGTTAATATTGCTGGTCAATTTCAAATATCCTTAGAAACCGTCCAAAAATGCTTAGATAAGCTGAGCAAAATAGAGGTCGAAGGATTAAAGTTAATTAGTATTGAGGACACTGGTTCATATCTTAAATTTGATATGCCAAGGCACAAAGCCTTTATTCAAAGCCTGGGTTTCAAAAAATATAACACCAGCAGAGGCTGGAGAACTTTAAAACAGCACGTCTCGCCTGAAGTTAAACATAACTATAAATTTCCTGATTTGGACCAGTATCAGTTGGAAGAGAAGCTATCCAGTTTGCCAACAGTGGAACTTAATCAAATGAAAGACAGCGATGTCAAATATCCGTGGGTATTACGAAGATGCAAAAAAATTTAACAAGAATAATTGAAGAGAAAATTAAATTAGAAAAAGAGATTGAAAGTATTTTATATGACGCTGCTTTTTGCGAGCGCTTCATTGCTAAACCAAATAACAACAGATGTCCTACAATGTATAAGTTGCTTGAAACTTATTATGATAAAGCAGACTGGGGTTTCCATGAAAAACCAAAACTGCATTTACGAGCAAGTCCAAGACAAATGACCAGGTATGATTTAGCGATTGATTTACTTCTAGAAATCACTGATGAATTATTTGAAAATCCTATAGAAGCACGAAAGCTTTTGTGGCTGCGTGCAAATCGTTTTGCCTGGACCAAGCTTGGTAAAATGTTTGGTTATCATCGTGTAACAATCAAACAAAGATATGAGACTATCCTTGAACGGTTAGCAAATAAAATTAGAATTAACATTGACAAATACGACAGATTATTTAGTTAATTTCTTTATCCTCAAAATATTTTTTTAATAATAATATTATATTCTCCCAACGGATTGCCAAATAAGAAATCAGCAGTATAATTTTACTGTTGTAATTAAAACAGTTTAATAAAAATAAGTTTAATCTTTTTTTACTGTTTTTTTCTTTCCAACAGGATTTTATGAACAAGAGATTTAAACTACAGTGTATGAGTTACACAAGACAATCTAATTATACTGTACCTTGTAATGGAGTTGGTATTTTACTTAAAAATGGAAACATTAGATGTAAGAACCACGGTGGTAAATCTACAGGACCAAAAACAGAATTAGGAAAACAAAAATCATTACGAAATTTAAAACAGTACAGAGACCATGAAAGCATTAACCATCAGTGAAGATACAAAACAAAACATCATTCAAGAATTAATGCTTGGAACTCCACTGACTAAAATTTGCCAAGCTAAAGATATGCCAAGTCTTGCAACGTTCTATCGTTTCCTTGCTAAGCATAAAGAGTTTGCCAACGAGATAGCTTTTGCACGTAAGACAGGCGCACAAACATTGCTTGACCGAATGATTACTGAATTAGATAACGCAGATAATAAAAACATTATGGTCGTAAGAGAGAAGCTGCAACATTATCGTTGGCTGTCTTCTAAACTTTTGCCAAGTATCTACGGAGACAAGCAAGAGATAGTTACTGATAATAAGATTGAGATAACCTGGAACACTAATTCAAATACAAATACAAATACGATTGAAGCAAAGGTTGTTGAATAGTTCCGTAGCAGCAACATTGAGTTGCCTGGCTATTGCGTCATGGAGTACGGATTGAATTAGTTCTGCATCATATCTGCATCAAGCCTTTTAATTTTATTGAATTTATTAGCTAGAGTTATTGCCTAACAAGCAATTAACCATCAAAAAGTACAGAAAAGTAAACAGAAACCTAAAAAAAGACCGACACCTCAAAATTTGGGTGACGGCTCTATACGTATAATATTCCGATGAAAGACACTGACAAACTCAAAGACAAATTCAAAGAAGTGAACGCAGTTACCTTTACCACATACGGTAAACAATTAGTGATGTGCTTCTCAGGATTTGAAGATGAAGAGGACCTAAAAGAGTTTGCAGACTTTGTATTTGCCAAAATTAAGATGCAATACAATCATCAAGATGAACCACCGCAGTTTCACTAATGAAAATAGTTATTCCTTATACTCCAAGGAAACAGCAAGCCTTTGTTCACCAGGAGTTAGATAAACATAGATACGCAGTTTTATGCTGCCATCGTAGATGGGGTAAAAGTGTGATGCTCATTAATCACTTAATCAAGTGTGCAATGACCTCAGAAAGACATCAACCACGCTATGCTTATCTAGCACCTACGTATTCGCAAGCTAAAAAAATTGCCTGGGATTACATCAAGCAGTTCGCTGGAAAAATACCAGGAACAAAGTTTAATGAAACAGAACTCAGAGCCGATTTTCCAAATGGTTCTAGGATTATGCTGTTATCATCAGAGAACCCAGATAGCTTGAGAGGTTTATATCTTGATGGAGCTGTGATTGATGAGGCTGCGCAAGTAAAGCCAAGTGTGATTGATGAAGTGATTACACCTGCGCTTTCCGACAGAAAAGGTTTTTTATATATCGTTGGAACACCCAAAGGTATGGGTAATCTATTTTATGATTACTACCAAAAGGCACAAGCAGATGAGAAATGGTTTCTTCATATTGCTAAAGCCTCTGAGACTAAACTGATTGACCAAGAAGAATTAGACAATGCGCTAAAGATTATGGGCCAGTCTAAATATGAACAAGAGTATGAAAGTTCATTTATTGGAAATATTCAAGGTTCAATCTACGGAGAAATCCTAACTCAGTTGGAAGACAAAAAACAAATTGCACGTGTTCCTTATGACCCAGCATATCCAGTAAGTACAGCTTGGGATTTGGGATACAACGACCATAACGTTATTATTTTTTTTCAAAATAATGGATTAGCAATTAACATTGTTGATTATTATGAAAACAAGAATGAAGCGTTACCGCATTATGTTCAGGTGCTAAAAGAAAAAGATTACGTTTACGATAATCATTATGCGCCACACGATATAGAAGTTACAGAATTTTCAACGGGCCGTACCCGTAGAGAAGTTGCCTACCAACTCGGAGTAAAGTTTAGAGTTGTTCCAAAGATAAGTTTGGAAGACGGCATACACTCTGCAAAGATGTTACTTCCTCGATGCTACATAGACGTTGATAATTGTACTAAACTGATTGATGCGCTTAGACATTATCACCGAAAGTATAACGAGAGAGAACGTATTTATAATTCTAAACCTGTTCATTCCTGGTCTAGCCATGCTTGCGATGCGTTTAGAACTTTAGCTGTAGGATTAAAAAATTTAAATCCAATGGCAGCAAACCGACAACAACAACACGAAACTAATTACGAGGTATTATAATGGGAAGTATTTTTTCACCGAAAATGCCAGCACCACCACCTTTGGTGATGCCTGAGCCTGATGATGTTCCTTCTGCTGAAGATGAAGCAAGAGAGAAACAAGTAGAAGAGGACGCAAGAAGAAGAGATAGAAACCGTAAAGGCAGACGTTCAACTATTTTGACTGGCACAGGCTTAGATGATGTGGCTGATGAAAATATTAAAAAGAAAACTTTATTAGGAGGTTAAATGGCTGAGAAATTAAAAACAGAAAGTAAACTAGATTATTTACATAGGCATTATGAAATCGTTGGAAGCGAAACAGATTATGCAGAACCAAGAAAAGTACCTAAAAAAATTCAACCTGGTTACAGGTCTTATTATTGGAAGCAAGAAGAATACGAAAAGAAAGAAGCTGAAAAGAAAAGAGACACAATTTTAACTAGGAAGGAGAAAAGGTAATGGGAGGTTCACCAGTACCAAATCCGTTTGGCGGAAGAAAAAAACCAGCGCCAACTCCAAAATCTGAAGAGCAACCAAAAGTGCAAGCACAAATGGACGCTCCAAAAGATGAGAATGTAGAAGCTCAACAATCTTTAGACAGAAAAAGAAAAGCGAGACGTTCAACAATTTTAACAAGCTCTGTTGGAGCAAATGAAGATGTCATGCTCGGTTACAAAACTTTACTAGGATAATTAATGCAATCACAAGAATACAGACAACTTTCATCTTCTCTGAAAGATAATCTATCTAGGCTTATGGAATTAAGGTCCACATGGGAAAGCCACTGGCAAGAAGTATCGGACCTGGTACTACCAAGAAAAGCTGAAATAACAAAAGAGAGGCAAAGAGGCGACAAACGTAACGTACAAATATTTGATGCAACAGCCGTTCACGCCTTAGAGTTATTATCCGCTTCTCTTCATGGTATGCTGACTTCTTCGGCCAACAGGTGGTTTTCTCTCAGATTTAAAGAGAATTCTTTAAACGATAATGATGAAGCAAAAGAATGGTTAGAAGATGCAACGGAAAGTATGTATGTTGCTTTTGCTCGTTCAAACTTTCAACAAGAAATATTTGAAAGTTACCATGATTTAATTGCTTTCGGCACAGCGTGTTTATTAATCGAGGAAGACAAAGAAGATATACTTCGTTTCTCTGCTAGACATATTAAAGAATTATATATCCAAGAAAACGATAAAGGTTTTGTTGATACCGTATATCGTAAATTTAAAATGACTTCACAAGCTGCGGCAACTAAATTTGGTGCAGAAAATTTATCTAAAGAAATTAATAATATTTTAAGAAAGAAACCTTTTGAAGAATACGAGTTTGTTCATGTCGTTAGACCTAGAATGGATTTTGATGAAAAGAAACAAGATAAAAAGAATATGCCTTTTGAAAGCATATACTTTGAATACAAGACAGGTCACATTATTTCCATCGGTGGATTTAAAGAATTGTCTTATGTCGTGCCACGTTATTTAAAAGCTTCGACAGAAATTTACGGCAGAAGTCCAGCAATGAACGCACTGCCTGATATTAAGGTTTTAAATAAAATGGTGGAGAACGCTTTAAAAGCGGCAGCCAAACAGATTGACCCACCATTGCTAGTTCCTGATGATAGTATGCTAAATCCAATTCGTATGTCTCCAGGTAGTTTAAATTATTACCGAAGCGGAAGCAGAGATAGAATTGAACCATTACAAATCGGACAAGCAACACAAGTTACATTAAATTCAGAAAACCAAAGAAGACAAGCGATTGGTCGAATGTTTCACGTTGACCAACTTTTAGTTACAGAAAATAGAAATATGACTGCAACAGAAGTAATGCAGCGTAACGAAGAAAAGATGAGAATACTTGGTCCTGTACTTGGAAGACTACAATCAGAATTACTTCAGCCGTTAATTATTAGAGTATTTAATATTATGGTGAGAAATAAAATGTTTACACCAGCGCCAGAAATTTTGGCAAATCAAGAAATTGATATTGAATATGTTTCACCCATGGCGGTTGCTCAAAAGTCTCAAGAATTAAATTCTTTGATGAGAGGTATCGAGTTATTTGGCTCAATGGCACAAATGCTACCTGTGATGGATTTTATCGACGAGAACGGACTTGTGAAGCAATTGATAAAAACGCTAGGCTTGCCAGCTAAAGTAATTAAATCCGACCAACAAGTTCAACAAATACGTGAGCAAAGACAAGAGCAACAAATGCAACAAGCACAAATGCAGCAACAATTAATGGAAACACAAATGGCAAAGAACGCAGCTCCATTAGCAAAGGTCGTAAGTGAACAACCAGAATAAAAAAATAGAAGATTTAAAAAACGCTTACAAAATAACTTTTGGAAGTGACCACGGTAAACAAGTTTTAGATGACTTATCAAAGAGATGTCATGAGTTTAGCACTACTCATATAAAAGGTGACAGTCACGAAAGCGCTTTTTTTGAAGGACAAAGAAGTATTCTTGTTTGGATAAAAAGCATTATCAACTCCAAAACATAGAGGTTAAAATGGAAAATCAGGCAACTGCACCAGAGGTGCAATCTGAACAGACAGAAGCTGTTGTTCAGGAAACACAAACACAACAACCTGAGCAGACAACTCAGACTAACTTTCAAGAATTAATACCTGAAAGTTTTAAAGAAGAGAAATCTTTACAAAATTTTAAGAACATGGAAGATTTTGTAAAAAGTTATCTTCATTCACAAAAATTAGTTGGAGCAAATAAAATACCTATTCCAAACAAACACGCTACAGATGAGGACTGGGCTGAAGTTTATAATAAGCTTGGCAGACCAGAAACTCCTGATGGTTATACATATTCTTTTAAAGAAGATGAAATTGACCAAGAGCAGCTAAAAGGTTTTAATCAAACCGCTCACAAATTAGGATTACTTCCTAAACAAGCTGAGAGTTTAATTAAATACTATAATGAAATGAACGCTACTCAATCAGCAAAAGCTGAAGAGCAAGCTCAAGCTAAACAATTAGAAACTGAAACAGAACTTAAAAAAGAATATGGTCCTCAGTTTCATAAACGTTTAGACCAAGCAAAAAAATTAGCAACAAGTTCATTTGGTGAAGATTTTTTAAATAATACAATTTTAAAAGATGGTTCACGACTAGGTGATAACTTGACTGTTATTAAAGCGTTCTCTGAACTTGCAGATAAATTATCAGAAGATGAAATTATTAAAGGTGATGGTTCATCTTATTTAACTGCTAGTGAAATAGAAAAAGAAATCGCAGAATTAACTGAACCAGGTTCAGCTTACTGGGATAAAGGACACCCCAACCACAAAAGAGCGGTTGATGAAGTGTACAAACTAAGGCAGCAACTCAATGGCTAAGTTTGAACCAGCTGAACAAGAAATCACCGATATTGAAATCAGGTTAGAATGTTTGCGTCTTGCAACTGAATTTGCACCTGAGTATCAGCGAAAAGAACCATTACCAGTCGCTGACCAATATTATGATTGGGTAAAACAAGTTTCAAAGAAGACAACTCGTAAAGAGCCTTCTAAGAAAAAAGTCTAATTGCAGACTATAAACGCAAAGACGAGAACCTCGTAAGAGGACAATCAAATCGACAATCAATCAAACACTAACTCAAGAAAAGGAGGTTTGCTATGTCAAACCAAATTACTACATCTTTTGTTCAACAGTATTCGAACAATGTGATGATGCTTAGCCAGCAAAAAGGCTCTCTTCTTAGAGGTGCGGTTGATGTCGAAACTGTGGTCGGTAAAAATGCTTTCTTTGAAAGAATTGGAGCTGTAACTGCTGTCAAAAGAACTACTAGACACGCAGACACACCACAAATCGATACTCCACACTCAAGACGAAGAGTATCAATGGTTGATTATGAGTACGCTGATTTAATCGATAACCAAGATAAAATCCGTACATTAATTGACCCCACATCTTCATACGCAACGGCTGCGGCAATGGCTCTTGGTCGTTCTATGGACGATGAAATTATCGCCGCTGTTTCTGGTGATTCTTATGGAGGAGAAACTGGTTCAACTACTGTTGCGCTTCCTTCTGCTCAAAAGATTACTGAAGCATCAACTGGCGGTATGACGATTGCTAAACTTAGAGAAGCAAAAGAAATCATGGATAGCAATTCAGTTGACCCAAGCTTACAAAGATTTATCGTTGTAGGTCCAAAACAAATTTCTGATTTGTTAGGAACAACTGAAGTAACTTCAAGTGATTTCAACACTGTTAAAGCTTTAGCAAATGGCGAAGTTAACCAATTCCTTGGTTTTAACTTTATTACATCAAACAGGTTAGACTTATCGTCTTCTAAAAGACTTTGTTTAGCGTTCACATCACAAGCAATCAAATTGGCTTTAGGTCAAGATTTGATGACTAGAATTGATGAGCGTTCTGACAAAGGTTACGCAACTCAGGTTTACGTATGTATGTCTGTAGGCGCAACTAGAATGGAAGAAGAGCAAGTTGTAACCATACAAGCGCATGAAGCGTAATAGGAGGCTAAAATTATGGCATCAGTAAAAGGCGTTAATTTTACCAATATTACTTCTACACCTGTAGTGAACACTGCAAGTAAAGAAGCATATGGAAAATTAAGAGTGACTTATGATACGTATGAAGCTTCTTCTTTAGCTTCAGGCTCTGACATTTCAGTCGCTAGATTACCAAAAGGCGCAACTGTGTATGACGTTGTTATACATCACGATGCGTTAGGTTCTGGCGTTACTTTAGCTGTAGGCGATAGTGCAGATGCAGATAGATATATTACTGCAACTGCTGCTGCGACTGCTGGCAAAGTAGTTATGTCGGAAGATGGCGCAATCGATGGTTTTGCTTACGAGCAAACTGCTGAAACAGATGTGTTAATCACAACTGGTGGCGGTACTGCAACAGGCACAATCAAAGTTGCTGTTATCTACTCTGTTGAATAGTTAACTCTTACGAGGTTGGCGGTTAGCGTGATGCGCTGCCAGCCTCTTAATCTAATGAAAATATTTATTATGTTGTTTATGGCGTGTTCGCCTGTTTTTGAAAATTGTATTGAATTTCACGAAGAGAAACCAAGAGAGTTTAAAACTTTAAACATCTGCAAAGAAGAAGCAACGAAGACATTAAAAAAAATTATTACAGAATTTGAAAAAAAGAATTTACCTGCAAAGGTATTTGTAACTTGTAAGGAGATAGAAAAATGGCAAGCGTAGTAGATTTATGTAACAGTGCATTAAATCTTTTGGGAGCTAGTACAATTACTGCATTAACTGATGATAGTAAAAATGCGAGACTATGTAACCAAAGATATGAACCAATAAGAAATAGAATATTTAGGTCTCATGCCTGGAACTGTTTAACAAAAAGAGTTCAATTAGCAGAAGACGCTGACGCACCAGTTGTTGGATATACAAATCAATTCACCTTACCTTCAGATTGTTTAAGAGTTTTAAAAATACACAATGGAACAACTGATAGTATTGTAAGTGACCTAGATTATAAAGTTGAAGGAAGAAAAGTTAAAACAGACGAAGGCACAGTTTATTTAGTTTACATTGCATTAGTTACAGACCCAAATGAATATGATGCGTATTTACAAGAAGCGATTAGTTCAGCATTAGCAGCTGACATTGCTTATGCGATTACTAATAATGCAACACTTGCTAAGAATTATTTAGAAACAGCTGACGAAAGATTAAGAGAAGCAAGATTTATAGATGCAACAGAAAATTCTTTAGGAACGATTGAAAGCAACGAATTTACTGATGCGAGGTTATAATGCCAAGAACAACATTAGCTTTAACATCTTTTGTTAGTGGTGAGTTTGGTGCTAAACTTGATGGCAGAACAGACTTTGATAAATATTCTACAGCAACAAAAACTTTAGAAAATTTTCTTATTCACCCACAAGGAGCAGCAACTCGAAGAGTAGGAACACAATTTATTTCTGAAGTTAAAGATAGTTCTAAAAAAACAAGACTAATACCTTTTGAGTTTTCAACGACACAAACTTATATTTTAGAATTTGGAAATACTTACATTCGTTTTTATAAAGACAAAGGACAAATTTTATCTAGTGGAGTAGCGTATGAAATATCTTCTCCATATTTAGAAGCAGAGTTATTTGAAATTAAGTGGGCGCAATCTGCTGATGTTATGTACATCACACACCCCAACCATGAAACAATGAAACTCTCAAGAACAGGTCATACAGCCTGGTCACTTGATGAAGTTGAATTTACTGATGGACCGTATTTAGCTCCAAACACCACATCAACTACAATGACACCTGGAGCAACAACAGGAACAGGAATTTCATTAACCGCTTCTGCAAATACTTTTGCATCAACTGATGTTGGAAGATTAATTAATTTTGCAAACGGTTATGCAAAGATTGTTACATTTACAGATGCACAAAATGTAACCATAGATATTAAAGATGATTTTGATGCTACGACTGCAACTACGGAATGGAAGCTTGGAGCATTTTCAGATACGACAGGACACCCAAGTTCAGTATCTTTCTTTGAACAACGATTAGTTTTTGCTGGCACAACGTCTGAGCCACAAACATTATATTTTTCTAAATCAGGTGATTATGAAAATATGACAACTGGTACAAATGCAGATGATGCTATGGTTTATACCATTGCTTCTAACCAGGTTAATGCAATCAGATATTTAAAAGCTCAAAGAACTTTAATTATTGGAACGACTGGCGGTGAATTTACAGTATCGGCAGATGGAACAGATGCTGCGATTACACCGACTAACATTACCATTAAAAGACAAAGTTCTTTTGGTTCTGCAAATGTTGATGCTCTGACGGTAGGAAACGCAGTTGTCTTTTTACAAAAAGCTAAACGTAAAATTAGAGAACTTGCTTATAACTTTGATGTGGACGGTTACGTTGCACCAGATTTAACTATTTTAAATGACGCTGTTACGACATCAGGAATTAATGAAATGGTTTATCAGCAAGAACCAGATAGCATTATTTGGTGTGTCAGAGACGATGGAGTTTTATCAGGATTAACTTATCAACGTTCAGAAAATGTTGTTGCCTGGCATAGACATATATTCGGTGGCTCTTTTGGAAGCGGTGACGCTGTTTGTGAAAGTGTTGCATCAATCTCAGGAAGTTTAACTGAAGATGAATTATGGGTGATTGTTAAGAGAACGGTTAATGGAAACACTAAGAGATACATTGAGTGTTTTGCACCTTTTGATTTTGACGAAACCACTGCAACTGATTTTAAATTTTTAGATAGCCATTTAACTTATGATGGTTCTGCAACAACTTCATTATCAGGATTAGACCACCTGGAAGGACAAACTGTTTCTGTATTAGCAGATGGCTCAACACACGCAGATAAAGTCGTAAGCTCAGGTTCTATAACTTTAGATAGGTCAACTGAAAAAGCAGTCGTGGGTTTAAAGTATGACAGTGTTCTACAAACCATGAGAATTGAAGGTGGAGCTGCTGAAGGAACTTCACAAGGTAAAACTAAACGTATTAGCAAGGTAGTTTTAAGATTATTCGAAACAGTTGGTGTTAAAGTTGGCCCAAGTCTAACAAATTTAGAAACTGTTCCATTTAGAAGTTCTTCTGACCCAATGGACACTCCTGTATCAACTTTAATTGCTGGAGATAAAGAAATTGAATTTAGAGACGATTACAACAGCGATGGTTTTATTTTTGTAAAACAAGACCAACCGTTACCGTGTTCTGTATTAGCAATTTATCCAACGGTGGTAACGAGCGATGGCTAAGCTTGAAGTTGTTCCTTACAAGCCTTGGCACGCTACAGAAATTTTAAGATACGGAATGAATGATGACAAGGTTTCAGTGGACGCAAAAGCTTATGAAGAAAGATTGGACTTTTCACAGCCTGGTATGTCATTCAGTTTATTGGCTGATAATAAGTTGGTTTGTGCTGGTGGGGTGTATCCTCTTTGGACTGGTGTTGCTGAAGGTTGGGTTCTTTCAAGTCGGAGAATTTTTGATTTCAGTTTATCAGCGTGTAAAGCGATAAAAGAAAGAACAGATTACATTTGCACGAATAATAAAATTTGGAGATTACAAACCGCAGTCAGAGCAGACTTTGAAGTCGGAGTAAGATTTGCAAAATGGCTCGGTTTAAAAAAAGAAGGACTAATGATGAAGTACGGTCCTGATGGTTCTAACTATTACAAGATGGCAAAAATTTATGAGTATAATAGGTAATATATTTGCAGCAGATGCTGCTAAGAAAATAGGTAAGTATAACAATGCAGTTTATCAGCAACAGGCTGCTTATGAAAAAGCAGTCGCTGAAAGAAATAGAAAAGCTTACAACGATTTAGATAGACCCAGATTAGTTAAACAACAAGACGCACAATATTCAGATTTTTATGTAGGTTTATTAAATAGTGGTGCAGAATTTAGAGAAGGCACAACACCGTTTCTTGCTGCATTAGAATTTCAGGTAAACCAAGCAACAGATTTAGCAATATCTGATTATAATGAGACAGTTAATTATACAGACCAAATTAATCAGTCATTATTAACTTCAGCTAAAGGTAAATCAGAACTTTACAAAGGTCAGCTCGTTGCAAGAAGTGAATACGCAAAAGCAATTGGAAAAGCAATTCAAGGCAGTCAACCAGGTCAAAGTATTTTAACGGTATAGTTATGGCATTAAAAATTTATCAATCACAAGCTAAGTTAAATCAAGGAAACATTCCTCAAGTAAAAGGTTTAGCTGTTCCTATTGGTTTAGCACAAACAGCATCTGAAGGTGTTAAATCTATTACCAAAGCTATCGCTGATTATAATAAAAATAATAAAGATACGATTGACGATAACAGAGCAACAGAAATTATTATTGATGCTAAAAAGAAAATTAATAGTGTTATTGTAAATAGTAAAAACAATCCCAATATTAATGAGGTAGAAAAGAACTTAGATTTAGCTTTTAATTCTATTGATTTAACTAAAGAAAATAGCGGTGTTAAAAAATTAATTAAAGATTGGTCTAATAAATATAAAATTCAAGTTTCAGGAACTGTATTTAAAAATTCAGCTTCTAAGTTATTTGCAGACACCCAGGATACACAAAAGAAAAAATTAAATGGCTGGGCAGTTGATTTATCTAGTAATGACGCAATGGTTAGAGCGGCAGCATCAAATAATTTAAAAAGCTATTTTAACAATCCTAATAACGCAAAATATTTTTCTGATTTTAATGAAACAAAAAATGACACTTATGCTTTAGCAAAAAAACTCCAGGTCAAATTTGATACTAAAAATAATCCAACTAAATATTTAAATGAAGTTGAGCTTTATAAAAAGTTTGGAGAACAAGAAGGTTCTAAAATTTACCAGCAAGCAAAAAATGCTTTGATTAGTCAAAATGTTAAAAATAGTAATTTACTTATTCAAAGAGAACAAAACGAAATTAACCAACAAGTTTTTAACTTTACGGATATTGCAAACAGAATTGTTCTTTCACAAGGCGATAAAAGTAATGCAGAGTTATTAGCAAAAGTTCCATCATTAGATGACATTTACGATTATTATCAAGAAGATAAAATTAACAGCGCACAATACGAAGCATTAATTGATTTATATACAAACCCAAACAAAACCAGTGACGCAGATTTAATTACTTTAATTAATAATCAAATTGTTATTGCTGAAACCGTTCAAGAAATAGACGAGTTACAAAATTATAATTCTACAGCTAAAGAAGTTTTAAAAGATGTAAATTTAACTGACATTACAACAATCAATAAAGTTTTAGCTCAAGTTAAATCTGACCCAAAAAAACATAATGATTATAAAAATTATTTAAAAACTTTAAAAATCAATATGGGTGATATTGGCGGAGCGATGGATATATTTACTGGCGGTGGTGGTATCACAACAGAAGATAAACTTAATACGCAACAAGCTGAAATTATTTATAACAGACATTTTGCAGAAACTGGTAATGCAGAAACAGCTTATTTAAAAACAATACAAAATTTTAAAGATAAAGTTCCTTCAGTTTTATCTAACCAGGTAAAACCATTTAATTATCAATTTACAGATTTAAAACAAATGGTGGCTGATAACCCAGGTAAAAATGTTTTTGATATGGCAAGAGACGATTTAGCAAACCGAGTAAAAAAAGGTGAGTTAAGTAAAGAAGCTTTATTCATTGATTTACAACGTCTCGATATGATGGAAGATATTTACGACATTAGAAAAAAATTAGGTGATGAAGAATATGTATTTAAATCACCTGATAGTACCGAGTTTAGTTTTGAAAATCTTATGAAACAAAAACGAATAGACGATAAAAAATAATGGAAGAAAATTATAATATTTTTGAAGCTGTATATCCAAGCATTGAAGCTGATAACAAAAGACAATCAAGAGGTTACGAAACTTTAGTTCGTAATAATATGGATACTGCTGAATTTATGGGTGAACAACCTGATAACGATGCAGGAGTAATTGATAGAACAATAAAAGGTAATGAGCTAAATTCTTTTATTAAAGATACTGTTGATTTCATTGCATCTATTCCAGCAGATACATTAATAGGAATTACAAGAGCAGGAGCAAACGTTACTCAAAAAGGAATACAGCTTGGAAGATTTATTGCAGATGAAGCTGGTATTGATTATGCGGTAGATGACTTAACGGCGATTAATGACAAGATTAATAAATTTAAAGAAGGTTTAAATAAATACCAAGAAGATAGTCCGTTTGTAACAAAGCTATTAAGTTATGGCGCTCAAGAAGGTTCAGCTGTTTATCCGTTATATAGAAAATTTAAACAAATGGGTGTTCCAAAAAGTTACGCTATAATGTTAGCGTTTGGTATTGGTGGAACATTAGCTTTAGGACCAGAAGACCAATTAACTTTAGACAGTAAAGCTGCAAAATATTTTAAAGATGTTTTTAAAGTAGAAGAAGGCACACCAGGTGAAGATATTTATAATATGGGGTGGGCTGCATTAGAAAACACTTTTATTGGTAAAGCTTTTGACGAAGTGATTGAAGGTTTACGTTACGGTAAAAAAATTGCTAAAGGTGCAAAAATTGACCAGGCAGCGATTGCTGCTGGTGGCGGTGCTACAGCTGGAGCAGTTCTTGAAAAAGTAAATCCTGAAGGACAAATGCTACAAGAACCTAACCAACCTACATTGCAAGAACCTAACCAACCTACATTGCAAGAACCCCAACAACCAATGTTAAATGAACAACAGGATAACTTCTTAGACGAAAAAAAAAAGTTCGGACAAGTCCAAACAGATTACCCACCAGATAATCAGATAGCTGGAGGTTCAGGAATTGCAAAACAGATTTTTAAATCCATGCTTAAAGAAGGTGCAGAGAAACTTCCAAACAAAGGAAGTGGCGCACAGTTTTTAGGTCAGTTAAAAAATACTCCAGGCATTAAGGAAGCTGAATTAAAATGGACTGGACTTGATGATTATTTACAAAGCAAAAAAACAGTTACAAAAGATGAAATTAAAAATCATTTAGCAAATAATAACTTAGACATTTCTGAAATTAAATTTGGTGGAAAAGGACAAGAATTATCTGGTAATCTTTTTGATAGAAAAATATCTTTTGAAAATAAGTATATTGCATTTCAAGAAGAAAGATTAGGTAGAAAGTTTAGTCCCCAAGAAAAAAGAGCCATTTTAGATAATAATCTTAATTACGATGAAGTTATAGTCCAAGACGCTGAAGACGCTAGTATTTTTAACTCAATACCTTTTAATGTTTTTGATGACACCTATACTCGACAAACACAAAGAAGTTTTAATCGAATGAATAAAGGAACATTAACTTTTAGCAACAAAGTTTGGAAAGTGTCAGATTTAGAATTGGAAAAATATAACTTAGAAAAAGATATTAGAAAAAGTAGAATGCAGAGCAATAAACCAAAATACGAAGAATACACTTCTCCAGGTGGAAAAGATTATACAGAATTAGTTTTTAAAATTAAAAATAAAAACAATACAACACCAGTTGTTTTAGAAGGTGAATTTGGAACATTAAAAGGTAATAAAGTTAAAGCTCAACAAAAAACAACAATAGATTACATATCACCACATTTTAATAAATTTAATGAAATTGCTCACGTCAGATTTAAAACTAGAGATTTAAACGGTAAAAAAGTTTTAACAGTAGAAGAAATGCAATCAGATATTCTTCAAGAAAGTAAACGAGAAATGTTTACAAGTTCAAATGCGGTAAATAAATTTGATGAAAAAAAACTTGTAGATTTTCCATTTAAAAATAATTGGTACGAATTGGTAATGAAAAGATTAATTCGTTACGGTGCAGATAATGACTTTGACGCAATTGCAATACCTAGAGGAAAAGTAGCTCAAAACAGATATGGTCAAAAAGGAGATTTTATTAACTCTATTAAGGTTAGAAGAGTTGAAGTTTCAAATGAAGGTAAATCTATGCCTGACTTACCAGTTGCAGCAGATGAAATTACATTAGATTTTTTAAGTAAAGATGGAACAGTTTTAAATTCATTACCTGACCCAAATATAAACATTCTAAGAGACAGTTTAAAAGACTATAAAATAAAAGCAGAAGACCTTGATAACTTAGAAGATTTTTTAAACAATACTCAAAAATCAAATTCAGGAGAAAGAACATTAGAATTTGAGGTAGGAGATAAAAAGAAGTTTGTAGGAAAAGGTAAAGGAAAAATAGAACTTTACGATAAAGCTATTCCAAGTTTCTTAAAAAAATATGGTAAGAAATGGAACGCAAAAGTTTATGATGATAAATTCACTGTAGATGATTTAAATATCGATAGCGAATTTGCACCTGATAGAATGGTAGAAATACCAGTCACTATAATTAAAATTACAGATGATATGAAAAAATCCGTACAAGAAGACGGACAAGCATTGTTTAATTACTTTGGTATTGGAACTGCTGGAGCTGCTGTCTCCCAAGGTGTCCTAGATAGTCAAGGCAACAATACTATTTCACAATCGACAA